TCTCTTTCTTTTATATTTTAATAAATAACCATATAAGGTACCATTTACCCAATCATTGTAAAAGTCAAATCCGAAAATACCTAAACTTTCAGCAAGTACAGCAGCGACACATTTATCTAAACCAGCTGCATCACCAAATTTATCTGGATGGTCAAAATCATCACCAGGGTAAAAAGTTGGGTAATACCCAGTGTTTGTTTTAACCGCTTCAAACCCTTTATCAGTTTCCTTACAACCAGGTGCATACAAGCCAGTCCCAGCATCAGCGTCAAAGGGACATTGTACCCAAATACAAGGTATATAACCTAAGATATCACTACAATTACAACAACCATTACCAATACACCAATTACATACATTTACACTGACAAATGGTATCTTATTAATGAATTTACCTATGCTAAAAATTATGTTACATATCACTTTTAGAATAGCATTCAAAACACCTATGATTATGTTTACTAATTTAATTAAAAACGCATTCATAATATAAATTAAAAATGCAATTATTTTTATGATTAAACAAATGATGAAAAATATAGGGCTAAAATCAGTATTAACTTTATTAAAAGGAAACGTTGTCTTATCACCAGCACAACCATCGACATCTTTTATAGCTGTAAACGCTCTTGTTTTTTTATTGTCAGATGTTTGATATCTAGGTATAAAGTTGGTAACGCTGTATATTTTGTTCCAATATAAACTTCTAAAACTAGTTTTCTTTGTTGTTTCATTGAATGTGTAATCTATTTCAGAAACAGAATTAGGATTATTAGGTACTAAATATTTGGCTCTTGTTCTAAGCCTACCTTCACCACCAGTATTGTCCATCCCTATTTTAAACCTTACACTTGCTCTAGTTGGTATTCCTTTTGTTTCATCATCAGATGGTATTAGGTTACCGAACTCATCAGTAACAACGTAATCTAGGTTCATAGGTATTTGATACGCCCATGTTCCATCTTCGTCTATTAATCGACCACCATCAACATCAAACTGTTCAACCCCACCATCAATAGTTTCTCTAAGCATCTCAATAGAACCTTCGCCAGCTATTTGTTCACATAACTGACCTAGTTTTTTTCTGGGTCTACATCTTTTGTTTATACTATTTTTTTCTTGGTCACCAAAAATACTACCCATGAACATAGCACATGGTCTGATATTGTAATTCATATCAATATCAGCTCTGGTAATGCCTATTTCGCAATTATCAGTACTACCCCAGAAAGGTTGTACGTTTACACCATAATTTGTTGATTTGATTTGAACTAATTTGTCTAAATTTGTACCACCTTTATATTTGGTAGGACTATCAAAAAATTTAAGTGGTGTTCCTTGGCTAATTAAATCGTATGGTCTTTGAGATACAATACCGATATCTGATATATCAGCATCCACGTGTACGGTATATGTGCCTAGTGGCACACCAAATATCATAAAATCACCAGCATTATTTGTTGTTGTTGTGAACTTGTAATATTTGCAATAAACACCTAATAATTCATCATTATCCAATATTTCTCTTTTGTTTGGAAATGTACCTATTGGTGTAAAACATTCGTTATTGGTTTCACTTGATTTAGGTAATAGATTGTATCTAATACCATCACTATCTTTATCAGAAACAATAGAATAAGGATATAACCCTTTTATTTGTGGGTCATTTTTATCAACATCATCAATTGGTATAAATACACTAACTCTGGCGTTTGGTAAACCAAAGCCACTGTTGATGATTACTCTACCTACAATTACACCATAATCAGAACAGAAGTTTCTATACGCCTCTTCTTGTGTTATTTTCATTGAAAGAACTTCAATGAAATCAAATTCTTGGTCTAATTTTACTTTAAGGTATTTGTCTGAACCATTTGGTTTTGTCCTTATTCTTACTGTTTCTGACATAAAATTTATTTGCTCTTAGGTGTTATATCTTCGACATCAACCATTATCAAATCATCCTCAGTTAAATTTTCATAATCGTCATCGTCATCTTCGTCCTCATCATCTTCGTCTTTCACTAATGATTTAAACTTTTTTGTTTTTGTTAATCTGGAAAATAACCCTCTTACATCTACTTCTTTCGTTAAAACCAATGTGTTAAACATAAACCAAACAATGGCTACGTTTATTAACGGTAATAATAAAAGGCCAACAAAAAAACCAATTAGTTTAGCTGTATAACCTAAAAAAGAAGATAAATTCTTATGTCTAGGATTCACCCCAGAATCATTATTGTTTGATTTAAAGTTTGGATTAGGTGTCCCACCAGTTTTACAATTGCATCCCATTTTTCTTTGTTTTTAATAACTTTTTATTTCTACAAGTATAACGATTATTTAGAAATAAATAAATGTTATTGTCTAACCCTAACTAGAATATCTTTTGTTGGGTATTTTATCTCATACATAGAAGTTGGTTCACCGAATAATGTGTTATCTTCGGAGATGTCTATTTGTCCAGTTGTTATATCAAAATATGGTTGTGATGTTTCATTTAAACTATAACCACCACCAACTTTATTATAAACCCTCAATCCAACTAAATTCAAGACACCGCCAATATTATTTATTGTTTCAATTAAATTTGAAATGTATATATCTTGACCCATTTCAAATTTGTTAACATCAAAATAATTTTTAACCTCATTTATAACTTGTGAAATTACTTGTGATTGCGGTGCTTTTTTATCAATATATAAATCAATTTCAAAAGATATGTTAATGATTCTTCCATCAGTTATTTGAACATAATCATTAAGCATTCTAAAGTCGGCCAAATAGTTGCTTATATTTTCTTTTAATGTTGTTGTCGTTTGGTTTGTTAACGAACCGTTTTGGTCCAAACTTAAAACATACATTTTTATTTTATTTTGTTCCTCAAAAATACCATTTCTAAATGGTGCTCCAAATTTTCCAGGTATTTGCGCAATTTTTGTTTGATAATCTTTGATTGTTACAGCTCTATTTTGAGATGAAAAATTGTATCTAACCATGTTTCTAACTTCTTCAACGCTTGGTGAATCTTTACCACCGATAGCTGGGAATAGATTATTAACCTTTAGAGATTTTTTTACATTTTGATTTACAGTGCTATCTGGACCATTTACACTCATGTTTATAATACCAAGTCCTTTAATCGTGTTGGGTCCTAAATTACTATCAGCACCACCACCTACTCTATATTTGATAAACATAGTTGTGTTGGCTGTTGGTATAACACCCAACGACATATTGTTTATAAAATTACCTATTTGGTTGACCAATGCTTTGTTGGTGTCGAAATCACATAAGCTGCTTATGTCTTGAGTACCAGCACCAAATGTTATTTTTGTAAAACCTAAATCTGTGTATTCCCTTATGAATTTTTTACTTACTGAAATCCATTTTCCTGGTTTTATACCAGAGTTATCACTAGTTCTTGTGTTATCCTCAATGAAAACTTTATCTTCGGCCAAAGCATCAACTTCAAACCATCTATTGTCTATATTTAAAAATTCATCTAAACTAGGTTCACCAATGTATGATGTTCCTGGTAATGTTATGATTGAATCGACAGATAATACGTTATCATCTGGTAATATAACCTCTAAAAATGGTCTTACGTCAGATGTTGTTATAACCCTTTTAAGAATTTTTGAAAAACCGTTTGTAACCATTTCTCTTTTGATTAGTGTATAATTTATCAATGTCCCATTTGCGTTAAAATTTGGTAATATTAACCTATTAGGTATACCGCCAATTGTAAACGGACTAGAAAAATCTACATCACTAACAAGTTCAAAAACTTTTCCAGCACCAGAAACTTGTGACCCAGCTTTAATAATTGGTGCATATGAAACGTCAAATGTGTCACCAAAAACTGGTAATGTAATACTTAAATCAACAATGGTTGCGCTGGCTCTTTTTCCTGGTATTTTTAAACCGAATGTTCTAGCCATAGATAACAATGATTTCCTTTCTTTTGCGTAATCAATTTGAGTTTCAGCAAACATTCTATCTGTGTTGTATGATAACATATCACCAACCGCAGCATTTAATTCTAAAAGCATCATACCAACCGATGCGTCATTGAAATCATTAAAGATATCTGGATAATATTGTCTTACGTAATTAACTAAGTCTGTTCTTATATCCGCAAAATTTCGTGATGAATAATTAACTTCTTGTGCCATATTTTTGTTTTATATTTTAATAACTACTACATCTGATGTTGTAAAAACGTCATCAGTTATTACATAGCTTATTGTTACAACAGCCGCATATTCACTTTCTGGTGATTGCTCTATTATAATTTCGTTTAATTGTAATTTAGGTAAAAATTTTTTTACAACAGTTGTTATCTCGTCTTTAACACCTTGAAGGGTCAAAGCATCGTTTGGTTCAAAGATAAATCTAAGCAAGTCAGTACCAAAATCTGGGTTGTAAAGTCTTTGCCCTCTTCTAGTTAAAATTAAGTGTAAAAGGTCAGCTTTTATCGCTTGATTGTCTTGTTCTGTTAAATCTAAGAAAAAACCCTTTTTACTATCTTTGAAAGGATAGTTTATGTTAATATATTTTCCGTTTGCCATAAAATCGTTTATTAGATAAATATGATAATAAATTATTTTTATAAGTAAATATGGTAAATAAAAAAAGGGGTCATATGACCCCTTTATTTTTTTTACTTATCTTTTAAGCTGAACACCCAAAACATTCAAATTGACTGTCTTTTGGTTTTTCAACCGTTGTGACTAACTGTGTGCTAGCTAATTTAGCGTTTGCATCCAATTTTGATTTGGTTCTAGTGTAGTAAACACCAGTTTTTAAACCACCTTTCCAAGCATACATGAGCGCACTAGCTATTTTACCGTATTTAGCATCTGAATGGTAAACATTCAATGATTGTGATTGGTCTACAAATTTATTTCTGATTATAGATAAATCTAACAATACTTTTTGCGATATTTCCCAAACGTCTTTATATCTGTATCTAATGTCTTCTGGTATTTCAACAATATTTTGAACACTACCTTTATTTTTTATGATTTTATCAACCATTTCAGAATCCCATAAATCGTTATCAATCAATTCATTTACCAAGTATTTGTTTACAATCAAAAATTCACCTTGACCAACTCTTCTAGTAAATAAATTAGATGTAACTGGTTCAAACGATTCAAAAACACCTAATAAAATAGCTGAAGACGCTGTTGGCATAAGACCTAACAATAAGCTATTAAGCATTGGGATTGGTTGCCCCTCTGGTAGTGGTGACCATCCTTCGATATATGTTTCACCTTTAGAATATGGACTACCTTCCCAAGCTGGATAATTGATACCTTGTTCAATAGCCAATTCCATTGATTCGGTAACAGCAGCTTTATACATTGTTTCAAAAATGTCTTTATTCCATTTTTTAGCTTCTTCGCTTTCAAAAGATATTTTTTTCTTAGCGAAAAAATCAGCCAATCCAGCAACACCAATAGCCAAAGCTCTTTGGTCAACACCAGCTTTTTTACTCCAATCATCACTCCATTTGTTCGTTTCGATTACTCTGTTCAGTGCTTTAACCAAAACTTTTGTTGTTTTAGCTATTGTTTCTAGATTATCGTGTTCTGCTAAGTTAACTGAAGCT